TCACAAGTAGGACATTTTGTTTCATTTGTATTTATTCTTCCATAATATATTTTATTAGATGTACTTATAAGCTCATCTGTGAAACCATCTATATTATTATTTTGTTCAAAAAATAATGTATATAATATTTCTGGAGTACCAATAATATTTAAATCTGGATTATTATAATTTTTTGATACATATGCGTAACAAGCTTTTGTCATATTTGTTTCAAAAGTATATATATTAAAGAATGGTTTATTGGACCCACTTATATTGATAGACATATCTTTTATCATTTTTTTATCTATAATTGAATTCACACTTGTAATTGTTAATCTATCTGCATTCACATCAGATGGAAGTAGTTTATTATTAGTTGAATTAAATGAAAATAATGCAAAATTGCGAATTATATTTTCATCAGTATCTCCAAATAATAATTTTTTTAAAAAAGGTATCGGTTGTGAACGATCCTCTATTATTAATTTTTTGTCAAGATCTAATGTTAATGGCATTTTATTATTTATATAAAAATATAATGTTTTTCTTTTAATTTTTATCTCTGAATGTTAAAGCTTCATAATTAGTACATAATTTATTATAAATTAATTAAATCTGTAAATATTTTCCGATATTTTTATATCTTGTATAAAATCCTCATTATCTGTGTTGTTAATGAATTTAATTAAATTTGCTGAATTATAATCATTGAACTGTTTATTATAACGTCTGTAATATTTAAGTGTTGTGTTGATATCAATAAATTTGAATGTTTCTTCACATAACTCTTTTTTATTCTCACCGTATCCTTCAAAATCATTAACAGTATATTTTACGATTTCAAAGAACCAATATTTACATTTTTCAAATTCATCAATGACATTTAAAGTTCGATAAGTCTTTGAATTTCTTTTTGGATCTTTTGAATTATCAACAACCGTTGTTTGTATATTATCTACTTGATAATTTATATTATTATTAATGTAATTATCAATATCTTTATCAATGTTACGTTTACCACAAACGATACAGTTCAATAGAGATGACATTCTTAACTTTTTATAATATGAATAGTAATATTAATTATGTTAATTTTTTAAATTCCATTATGTTTTTATTTTGTTTCAACATAGAATATAAATAATAACTAAACATCATAACAATAATAATAATACAAGATATTAACCCGTATATATATGGTTTTGTATCTGGACACTGTTGACAAGAATGAGCTGGACATCCAGGAGAAGAAGGACAACATGAATTGCAAGCAGGACAATCTGGACATTTTGAACAATCTTTTTTATCATCATTATTATTACCTGGTTTATCTGGTGATTTAATTGATTGATAATACACAATGTTATTTTCCATTGTTATTGCATCAATATAGTTTTTATTAGATGTATTCACGGACATGAATGTATCTATTAATGTGTCACCAGTACCAATAATTTTTAATACTGGATGTTGAAATGCGTTTTTATAATAAACAAATATTGCAAATGTGTTATTACCTTCAAATACCAACATATTCAAAAAAGATTTCATGGACATATCATAAAAATTCTTACTCATATCAATCAATTTATTTTTTATAAAGTAATTAGGCTGTGTTCCTTTGAGTGATATATATCTAATATTGATATCTGATGATTTTTCATCATTATTTTGTATACTTGAAAGAATATTAGGAATAGTATATCTTGTGTTTGGATTCCAATAAGAATTCTTTTCATTGGTTGACAGTTTACCAGAAGGAAAATTCTCTTCAGTAAATAAATTAGAAGGAAATGAGAAAACTTTATTATTTAGATCTAATGTAATAGACATTTTATATTTATAAAATATAAAATATAAAATAATGAAATAATGAAATAATGAAATAATGAAATAATGAAATAATGAAATAATATAACAATGAAATAAATTAATATACAGAAGAGAAATGTGAATTTGCACTCTTTCTGAGAGGTGCAGCACGAAGTTGCCATAATTCTTGGTTTCTCTTTCTCATTAATCGTTCCATTAAATCTTCTCTAAAATAAATAGAATCTGCATCATATTGATTTTGTACATTTTCTTTTACATCATTAAGACCTACTTGTCGACTATATTCTGGTTTTATTCTACCCATAGGATCAACAAAATCAATAAAATCTACTTTTGAACGTGTACCAAAATTAGGATCTCTATAAGCATCAATATCACTATAATAATATTGAACGTTACCAAGATTAATGTCAACATATGAACGATACTCGTCACCATAACCAGTAAAACGAGGATCATAAATATCTTCAAAATTAACTGAACCATCTATAGTATCATAAGTATTATATTTAGCAGACCATTGTGTTCTTCTAGGCATTTCTTCTAATCTTTCTTTTGCTATACCACCTTCACGAACCAATTGAGGGTCTATACGGTGATACAAAGGATATGCACCATCATACATTGCAACCTGGTCCACTACTCTTGGTGGTAAATCTGGATTGTATGAAATACCCATATTTGCATTAATGGGTTCAGCAGTATCGGAAAATGAATATATATTTGGTTGTATATTTTGTGTATATTTTGTTCTTTCAGGTACATTGACCATGCCTGGTCCGTACATAGAAATTGGCGTTTTATTTATCATTAAATTATTAGGAGGTAATGCATTAGGATCTGTTGTGTACATATGTGCAGCTCTATTTTTAAGTTTACTATTTTCCATCACTTGTCTCTGTTCTCTAAATACTGTTTCATTGATCATTTCATTTGGTAAAAATCCAACAACTCCTTGATTATTAGCAAGAGTTAATTCTGGTCTCTTTAATGTCATGTCTTCATCACCTCTTAATGGTATATATTTAATAAATGTTTTAGAATTGTTACCATCATATCTTTCAGAAATGGTTGAATATGGTGTGGGATTTGGTTCATCTATTTTTATGCGCCAATCAGCCGGAGGTAATACTTTTCCATATCTTTCTGTTGTCACACCTTGTTTTTTTTGTAATTCATACAAAGGTGTAGATGTATCAGTTTGATCTTTTAAATCTTTAGGTTCCCATTTTGTCGTATCAACATCTGTAATTTTGAGAACATTATCAGGATTTAATACTGTTCCGTCTTGTTTTATTCTATAATCTGAATTTATAACTTGACCGTTGGGTGATATTTGTGATACATTTGCATTTTGTGTTTTATTGCCATTTTGATTATTGCAATATTGATTTAAATTTAATAAACCAAAATCACTACGATATGTATTCACACGAGGATCAAATTCATCTGTATAATTTAATGGTTCGTATTCATCTGTTAGTACATAACCCATTCTGTTATTATTAGTAGCAGAATGTTTATAAGAAGGAAGTGCCCAAATATCACCATCATGTGAACGAGGATATATAATAGGAGTTGGACTTAATTTCTCCATTGATTTAGATGTTTGTAATAAAGGATATTTATAAACAGGAGGTGTATCCATTTCTCTAATATTATAATTGTTATTATTATTTATAGAAGATAATTTATTTAATTCTTTAAAATATTCTTTCTTTGTAGATCTAAAATACAATATTGATAGTAGAAATATTGAAAGTATAAACAGTATCATTATCTCAATGTGTTTTTTCTTCTTTACATCTTTTTTATCAAGTATACAATAAAAAATAAGAAATACTAGTATCAATAATCTTGATATATTATTGAAATTCTCTTCTTTTGAATTGTCTTTTTGTGGGAATATATTCCATGATGAATATAATGATTCAATGTTATCGATCCATATTCTGTTATTTGGATTATAATCTTTATTTGTATCTTTTTCTATATCACCTGTTTGTTTGAATAACCTAGTAGTCATTTTATTTATACAAATACTATTTATAAAAAAATGATATTTAAAAAATAATTTAAAATTAATTTTAAAAAGATGAAGCATTATTTCTTGACAAATTATCATAATGTACATGATGACAAATTATTTGAATTATACAAAAAAAATTATAAAAATGATAAAGATTTTACTCCTGAATATCGTTATAATACTATTTTAAATTATTCTGATATATGGTTTCATTTGATAAATGAAACCGATGAAATTATTGCATGTTGTTCTGTGTCAGTAAATAAAGATTGTTATCAAATTGATGATGTTTTTGTTGAAGAACAATTTAGAGGTAACAATTATGCAATTTTACTTTTAATGAATGTATTATTTGCATTTAATAATTCTAAACAAAAAATATTATTATTTACATCTGAAGATAATATCCCAGCAATTAAAACATATGAAAAATTATTTGGTTCTCCAAAAAAAAATGGAAATAATTTGGTGTTTTCATTCAATTAAAATATTTTTATAAAAAAATGATTTTTTATACATTTTGCATATACATTATTACTTGAACTATTCATACAATTATATAATAAAGATGAAACACTCTGAACAATACTATCATCAATACAAATCTCGTATTTGTCTTGGTCTTTGTTGTATCAATACCGAACTGAGAGAACGTAAGAAATTTCCAGTGTTTAATTCTCGTACTTGTATCAGAAAAAATTTCACAGTTGAAAAAGCAAAAGAATTAGCTTTACAAAATGTAAGAGATTTACCTGAAATGATGACTTGGAATTATGATAATAATATTCAGTGTTTTCGTCTAAGTAGTGATATGTTTCCACATTTCACTGATAATGAAACAGATAAATACAGTATTGATTTTGCTGAAGAGGATCTATTGCTTGCTGGTGGTTTAGCCAAAGCATTTGGACAACGTGTACTGATGCATCCTGGCCAATATAATCAAGTTGGTGCACATAATAAAAAAATATTTGAAAAAACAGTTGAAGATTTGGAACATCATGCAAATATTCTAGATACAATGGATATTGGTAAAGATGGTGTGATTATTGTACATGGTGGCGGAACTTATGGTGATAAAGAAAATACCAAAAGAAGATGGATTGAACAATTTGATGATCTTCCTACTTGTGTAAAAAATAGATTAGTTATTGAAAATTGTGAACGACAATACACCACTAGAGATTGTCTTGATATTGCTGAAGAATGTGGCATTCCAGTTGTATTTGATTTTCATCATTATGAATGTTACAATATCATAAATAAAAGTAAAAAACAAGAACAAATTATGGATTTAATACCTGAAGTTATTGAAACTTGGCAAAAAACAAATAGAAATAGAATTGTTATGCATGTTAGTGAACAAGGTAGTGGTAAAATAGGTCATCACTCCGATTATATTGAAAATATACCTTCTGAAATATTCACTATTTTAGATGAATTTCCATCTATCACTATTGATTTGGAAGTAGAAGCAAAAATGAAAGAAAAAGCAATATTGAAATTATACAACAAATATAAAGGTTTATTTTGATTTTCTTATACTATTGTATATTTATATAAAATTTCTAATTATCCATTTTATTATAAATAAATAATAAAATTTCTAATTATCCATTTTATTATTTATTTATAATAAAATGAGATTAATAACATACGCAACACATGATAGTGGATATTTTAAAGCTTTACGAAAAAGTGCTTTAGATAATGGATTTGAATTAAATATACTTGGTTATGGTGAAGAATGGAAAGGATTTACACAGAAATTATTAAGTGTTAAATTATTCTTGGAACAATTGCCAAATAAGAATGAAATAGTATGTTTCTGTGATGCTTATGATGTACTTATTGTAGGAACAGCAACAGATTTAATGAATAAATATAATAGAATAAATAGTGACAAAGTATTATTTTCAGCAGAATTGGATACACATGGCAAATCGTTGGTATTTGGAGATATCAATCCAAAGGATAAAAATAAAGAATATAATAGAATTAATACTGGTTTATATATAGGAAAAGCAAATAATATTATTAATTTGTTTAATTCACTAAATATAAATGAAAATGATATATACGATAACGATCAAGAATTATTGACAAAATATTATCAAAATAATAACGATTTGATTGAATTAGAATGTCATAACAATTTGTTTTATACTTTAAGAATTGACAATAATGAAACATTCAAAACTTTTATGATTGTTTTTAATTTGTTAAAGAATTATCAAATACCACTTGAAAATAAATATTATACATTCAATGATAACAAATTTATTGTAAAATCAAACAATACAACTCCGATTTTTGTTCATGGTAATGGTGGATTAAACATGGATAAATTTATAAAACATCTTAAATTGCCTAGAGCAATAAAGGATCATGATAGTTATTTTGATTATTCTACTAAATTATACATTGATAAATACTTTCACAAGAAAGAAGATATTCGATATATGTTGTACATAATATGTATTACTTTTCATTTGTTTATTAGTATTTTTAATAACCTTGCTATTTATTTTACAAATAATGTAACAATTATATATATTATAATAATATCAAATGCATTTGTTTTATTATTGTGGAATTATTTTAAACAATGTCCTTTGAATAACTTGGAAGCCATATTTTCAAATAATTATGATCGAACATTGACAAAATATGATAATATATATTGTAAAATATATAACAAAATGGGTATTAAATACCACGAATATGATTATTTATTTGATCTTTTACCTTTCATTGCAATATGTGTATGTTTGTACAAATTGAACAAAATTAAAAATAATTAATATTTATTGACCAACAATTAAAATACCAGTTACAATTAATATAATTCCAAGTATGTCATATTTTGTAAATGTTTCTTTGAAATAATAATTTGCTATCAATGCACCAAATATTACAGATAATCCATTTATGACAGCGTATAATATCCCTGAATGATATTTTTTTAATGATTTATAATACAAATACATTACTGTTAATTGAAGTATTATTAATATAAGAAATATATTATGATTGTTTGATCTTGTATATTCTTTGATTAAAAAGAAATAAATAGTGGATAAAAATGAAGCAGATATTACCCATGATATATCATTCGTACCTATATTCATTATAGTAAAACAATATAATATTTTAATATATGTCTATATTAAAATAAAAATATGAACTGTGTTTTATTTTTTGTATGCTTCACTAAAACTTAAATAACATTGTTCACCTTCACAAACAAGATTAAATGGAACACCAAAAGAATATGGTGGAATTTCCGATTCACTATTATCGACTTTTAGACCAGTGAAATTCTTCTTTGTATTTAAACGAGATAATACATCATTTAAGAAATTTGCAATGTCTTCTAAAGTTTTTGGACCTGTATATTTCATGAATGGGCGTCCATTGATATATAAAATAATAAATGGTACATATTCAATAGGGCATATGGATTGTGTTGACATTTGTGCTACTTTCATATTATTGGAAACATTCAACATACCAAATTGACAATTAGGCATTACTTTTGGTAATGTTTGAAATATAGGCAATACTTCACTACAATGAGGACAACTCTTTGAATAGAATAACATTAAGGTAACTCCGCGTATATTACACACCATGACATTTCCTTTCTTTCCTTCTTGTAATGTAAAATTGTTTTCATTGCAAAATAATAAATTGTTACTCATTTTATAATTTAATATTATTTTAACTTTTTTATTTTATTTTTTTATTTTTTTATTTTATTATTTTAAATTAATTGGTGTTAATTATAAAATGAACGATTCAGATAAATACATAATCGATACTTTCTTTGATACAATAAAACACACAAGAAATACCGATCCATATTTATTTAAAATATTAAGTCGAAATTTGGTATATGAATTTTATCTGGAATTGTATGATAAATTAAAAACAAATTATGTATCCAATACAGATCTCAAAAATGAATTGAGAAGAATTGTTGTCGATATTTATACATTAATAAACAAAAGACCTGATATTATTAGTGATATTAAAAATGGTAACATAAAATTGTTTGATTTCACTGATAATTTAAAAAAAATTAATATTATGAAACTACCATCACAGAAAGAGGCTGAAAGAAGTACTTTATTCACAATCAAAAGCAAACTTGATACACTAAAGGAAAAGATACTAGTTGAAAGTGATAAATTTCACCCAACACAAATACCAAGAAGAACAGTTGGTAAAGTTATTGATGAAGATAAATTGAATAAAGTTCAGAATAATTTATCAATATTATTCAAAGACAAGAAAGATTCTGAAGAAATAAAATTAATGGCAAAAAATCTTGTTGAACAACAACCTGATAAAGTTAAAGATGTAAATATTAAACTGGTTGAAGATTTAGTGCAAGATATTTCACAAAAAGAAAAAGAAATAAGAGAAAAATTAAAATGTAAAGATGACAAAATACTAAATAAATTTACCAAAAAATGTGTCGATAAAAATAGTCCAATGGGTATTTTTATGAATAGTAGAAATGCAATTATAAACGAAGTTACAAAAGAAAATATTGAAGAATTAGCTAAATTAAAAATAAATGACCTCATGAAATTTTGTAAGAAAAATGCACCCAATATTGGTTGTGTTGACATGTTGACTAAAAAGGATTTATTGGAACATGTTTTGAATAATATAAATATACACGATAAAAAATTATTATGTAAAGATGGTAAAGTGTATTACAAGGATGTGAAAGAATGTATTGATCGCAGAAAGATTGGTCAAACAAAAGAAAAAGAAAAAGAAAAAACAAAAGAAAAAACAAAAGAAAAAGAAAAAAAAGAAAAAACAAAAGAAAAAACAAAGAAAGATGTAGAAATGATATATGATAATGTACCTGATGATATCTTCAAAGATGATGATAAAATGTACAAATATTATTATAATAAATTAATAAAAGAAGCATATGATGATGGTTTGATATACAAAAATAATTATAAAAATACAGAAACTAATTTAATAAAATTATTGAGAATAATTAGAGACACAGCAGTAAAAAGAATAAACAAAATGTTAAGTGATATTGATATTTATAATAATGCTGTTAAAAACAAAGATTATTTGTATGAAATAATAACAGATGTGTTGGTTTTATATTTTAAAAAACAAGTATATGCAGATGAAAATTTGTTAACGCATTTTCAAGAAAATATATTCAAAGATATTAATGAAAATGATCTCAAAGATATATATATTATGATGAAATTAACAGTACAAGATATCTTAACTAGAAAAGATTACAGTGATTTGACCAAATATAAACCACAACAACCATTGCAAGTTGTTTCTCTTGAACCAAACAGAACTAAAAGTAATTTATCTCCTGATATCAAATTGGTTGAGAATATAACAAATAAAGATAGTGTTGTATTGGAAATGATACATGAAGGAATAAAAGATAAATTATTGGGTAAAAAAATAAAGAAAATGACAACAATAAGATATTTATTGAAATTGCTGGATAACATGAATATTACATTTTATAAAATGTTAGATCAAGAAAGAGAAATTATTACAGATGAAAATAAGAGAACACTTGTTAATAAATATTTGAAAAATAACATCGATGATAAAATGGATTTGATTGCTAATAATTTAATTATTGTTGGTCTATCCACTATGACAAAAGAAAATGCAAGAATATGGTTAAATACGTATTTACCAATTGCTTTCTATAAAATAGTATAATAATACATATGAATAAATTTTTATTATTATAATTTATAATTTATAATAATAATAAAAAACGTTTTATTTTCTCAAATATTCTTCAATTGATTTTACCTTTCTTACTAAATATCTAACTCTACGTGATAAAGTTACAATATCTTCATGATCTGAATCAACATCAGAATCGTTAAGTTCACTTTTCTTTCTATCAGGATGTTGACCTTTTCTTCTAATAGTTTCTTGTATACGTTCATCTTCAGAACTATCTCCACTATAGTCAGAACTATCGGAACTATCGGAACTATATGAATCGGTACTTTCATTAGATGAACTATCATGTCTTCTAGATCTTGATCGTCTATCTCTATCTTCACGTTTATCTCTTTCATTTCTCGTATTTCTATTATCTCTTGTATCTCTATTGTCTCTGGAATTTCTATTATTTCTTCTATCTATTTCATTGCTTCTTTCTTTTACATCACGGGAATTCTTATCATCTCTACCATTACTTTTCTTTTCCATTCTTTTATTATCAGACATATTGGTATCTATTATAGATACTTGTTTGTCTTTATGTTGATTTTTATTATTATTTTTATTTTTTGGCTTTTGTTGTTTCTCAGAATGATCTTGTATCACTTTAATACTTGTTGAATTATTGTCAACAGTGAATGTATTTTCTGAGTTTGATACAATTAATGGTTCATTTTTTTCATCTTCATCGTCTGTTTCATTGATCAATTTCATAATAATATCATCCAATTTAGATTTATTATCAGATCCTTCATATGGTACAATAACAGATGATAAAGATATATCATTTTCAGTTGTTTTTATTTGTCCATATTCTTTCAATATATGTTCATTTACTTCATTTATTGGTACAAGTAAACCACTACCAAATTTTAAACGTGTATTATATACACATTTTCCTGACAATTTAGATATCAATTGTTGTCTTGATTTTATATTATCTATTATATCGCCTCTAACAACAAAGGATTTTGGATTGTGTTTTTTATATTCCAATGACATACTGCCTTTTCAAATATAATTTTATAATTTTAATTAATTATAAAATCATTTAAATATACTTTATATAATATTTTTTTATTGTTTTTCATAAAATATAACATACGTATTTTGTGTTGCAAACATTTTATTTTGTTCAAGCATTTTTACAGTTGTATCATCAAATAGAAATAAACTATTAAATCGTTTACATAATGCAATATAATGTCCTGATTCCAAATGTCCAATATGTTCTATTTGACCAATATTATTCCATACAGATACCAAAGGTGAATCGTGTTCTGTATCATTTGATTTTTTCACTGTTATTTCAAAACTATTTGGATATTCAATCAATGGTTTGTTATAATATTTGTTTAAAATAACAATAAAATATTTGGATATATTCAATGCTTGTTTCTCGTACAATGATTGTGCTACTGTGTTGCATTTATTGCATTTATAATCTTTCAAAACATTCACATTATACATGAAATGGTCAATATCTACTGTATCGTCCTCATTTTCTTCAGATGTGAACATTTCATAATGATAACACTCGTCTATTTTACTTGATATGTTTTTGCAATTACCACAATGGATATTGATCTTGTGTCTTATTTTGAAATAATGTTCAATCCCCAATTCTTCAATCAAATACAAGAAAAATTCACTGCTACTTTGTTGTTCGTTAATATTTATATTGCTATGTTTCTCCAACAATATGTTTAAAAGTTCCCATGAAAACATTGAAGTTTCTTTAAGAAACTCTTCTTTACGTTCTTGATTGTACAATTTTGTAAATTTTATAAATTTGCTTTTAAAATATTTTTGTAATTTATTCTTTGGAATTTGTTCATTTATTAAATAATACATGATATATTTACAATTGATTATATTCTGTAATAATGAATTAAAATAACAGATATTACTGTTATAATTATGAAATCCAAATGTTGGAACTTCTATTTCTTTATCCATTTTCAATGTTATACAATGTGTTGTTCTCTTTATATTATATTGTTATATAATTCAATTTTTTGGTTGATCAATATATTCTAATCTATTTAAATGATATGATAATATAATACATACAAATGAATAATCTCTGTGATAATTTCAATATACATGTTAATATTTTGAAATGTCATGAAGATGCTCTTTTACCAAAAAGAGGTAGTGATTTAGCTGCTGGATCTGATTTGTATTCTGTAATGGATTATGTTATAGAACCTAAATCACGTTGTTTAATATCTACAGGTTGGAAAATGCAGTTTCCTCATAACGTATATGGTCGTATTGCACCTAGAAGTGGTCTTGCTTTGAAAAATGGTATTGATGTAATGGCAGGAGTTATAGATCCTGATTATACTGGTGTTATTATGGTATTGTTATATAATACATCTGATATTAAATTTGAAGTACAAAAGGGTGATAGAATAGCACAAATTATATTTGAACAGTTCAAATATCCACAGTTCAAAGAAGTTGATATATTAACAGAAACACAACGTTCTTCATGTGGATTTGGTTCAACTGGTTTAAATTATATCTTATAAATGTTTATTTTCATTTATCTCTTTGTTTATTAATATAAAATTAATTCTCTTTAAAGAATTAATTTTATATAACAATTGCTCAACTGAAACAAATTAAAAATGGAATTATTCAATGTTGATAAAATGAAAGAATTAGAACAATTATTATTTAATACAACACAAAATAATAATGATACACATGTTAATTTAACAAAACTTATTAACAATTGCTGTAATCTTATTGATAATGTAAATAAAGAAGAAACAGAAAATGATAAAGATGAATTAGAAGATAAAATTCCTGATCTTGTTACTCCACCACTTAGTCCTTCACTAAAATACAATGATGTTAATGATACTTTATCTAATTCCTTTTTGTTAAATAGTGATAATTTAGATCTTCATAATGATAGTATCAACAATGATGAAGTAAATGATAAAGATTGTGACGATAAAGATTGTGACGATAAAGATTGTGACAATTCAATGACACATAATGATAATTATAATTTTACAGATTTGGATCACAATATTTATAAAACCACCAATACATTGATGATATTATTAATAATGAATGAGTTGTTTCATCTCTATATGAACTATCAAAGAGCGAGTGTATCTCTATTAGTATTGAACACATTGATGTATTTATTTTATAATTCTTTCAAGGACACCATAATCAAAGAACAAAACTCAATGTGTAAAAGTGTTTATCAATATACATGTACTGTATTGACATATGCTAAATCCAAATTAGATAATTTTTGGCAAAATGCAATGGATTATTGTTTTAGCAGAAATACACAGATGATGTTAAAATTTGCCTTGAATATGAGCAAAATGTATATTTCAAAAACATTCAGATTGTACAAGAATAAATTTTGGCAATTGTTTAATCCTCCTGTACTTGTGAACAATGTTAATGAAATAGTGTATTCTGTATCATTTTATTTAAATGGAATCAAGTATAAAATTCCGGTTATTGTTCCTTGTACATGTACATCTTACGGTGTAAAACAACCACCTTTAATGGTTCTGAATAATAAAGAAGAAGATATAGCACAACACATACAACAATTTATGGGGCCAAATAACGACTTTTATAATATGGCTATTAGACCAAGACATTTAGATGAAAAATCATTATATTTTATGATGGAAGATGGTTCAGAAATGACAATCCATGAAAATGATATTATGGTAATGTAAATATGAGATTGTGTTATTTGTGTTTTTAATTTTATTATAACAAAATTAAAAATAAATAAATTTATTAAATATAATATAATAAGTTATTATCTTTTCAAATTAATAAAATGTCATATCAGCGACCAAAATGGCAGAGTTACACATTACCTTCTTGGGAAAGACCAAATATCCTCAGAGATCCTCCTAAATCAATTCATACAAAGAAGAAAGAAAGAGTTGAAATGGGCGATGTATCTTATATGATACGCAATGACGATTCACGTATTAATGAAGGAATTAGTTATTTGGCTCGTGGTGTAAATCCTATGGTTGATGTTTCTTATTCTAATTATGGTGGCAACGGTGCTAAACTTACAACTATGGCTACACCAACTGCTACTAATCCTTATAAAGTTATTAAAGATGGTGCTTTTAGACCTCCTATAATGACACAAGAAGATTTATTACCATTGTCAAGAATGCGTCGTCCCGAAACATCAGCAACAACTAATCCTGGTATTTCAACTTTAGCTGGATTTGTTACTCCCAATTTACAAAATAATGTAGATTTAGCTACTGTATCCAATGCTATTGACGTAAAGAAAATTAATTATTTATCCATAAGACCTAGTGCTACTTTCAATATTAGTCTTCCTATAGATGTTGATGTATTTGGTAATAGAGCTATTCAAAAGAACAAACTTCAATTTGCTCATTATGCGAATCCATCTACTAATTTATTTGATGTACCTGATTATTTACAAACTACAAATGACAGAAATATTGTTAATGATGCGATCAATCAAAATAATCTCAAAGTACAAAATGTTACTTCTAATCCTAATCTTAAAGTGTATATTCAACAAGGTAATGATCTTACTGAAGTACAAGGTTCTGTAAAAGACAAATTAAATATTGCAGTACAAACACGTCTTGGTAAACCCATCACTATCAACAGAGAAGACGGAACACATATCAAAATTAAAGATTATATTTCTAAAGTAGTTCAAACTAATGTAAATTCAGCTGGTGGAGATGCTATTATTCTGCGTGTCAATAACAATGAAAACACAATTAAATTGGAAAGAAATATGCCGCTTTATGCCACTTCTACTAATATAAGTCCTGGATATCAGAAACAATATGATAATACAGGTGTAATTGAACTAGATTCTAAACTGCAAACATCAGCCATGTCAAACATAAATGACAGAACTATGACAGTTTCTAATAAAGCTAATGAATATGATTATGAAACTCAATCAGCTTCAAAAGCAAGAGGTATGGGTTATATTGGTGGTATCGTTGATACTGCAAGTGGTATCTCAAGATATTCAGGTGAAACCAAACTTCCTGATTTCAATAATGTGAGAAAATTAGCACTTGCTTATTAATTATAAAATAATCTATTTAGAATTTATATGTTTTTCTTATACCACTTTTACTACTTCTTAAATTGTATCTAGATTGTTTCATAGGTGATGGTCTATTGACTTTAGGTGGTGGAGTTGGTGTTCTTGAATTTTGAAATATATTTTCATTTCTGTTTCCATTATTGAATAACGTTGGATTTATATATGGGTGACTAGTATCTATTACTGTTGGTTTTAATACAAGTGGAACTTCTAGTGTATCTTGAAATACATTGGGTGGACTTTGTAAAGATGATCTTATTCTTGGTGGAGTTGGTGTTCTTGAATTTTGAAATATATTTCTGTTTAACATTGGATTTATATATGGTTGACTAGTATCTATTACTGTTGGTTTTAATGCAGGTGGAGTTTCTGCTGGTGACATTCTCTGTCTTATGTTTTGTTTCAATTGATTTCTATCTCTCAATAATTGATTTCTATCTCTCAATAATTGATTTCTGTCTCTTAATATTCTATCATATCCACTTGTTGGCATTTGTCCACTTGTTGATTCTTTACCAAATGGATGTATCCATCCTGTTTGTTCTGTATACGTATATTGTATACTTGGCATATTCAATGATGTATAATTATCTAAATGATATAACAATGTAATTATATTGGCTATATTCACAACAGCTAATATTGCTGATACCAAGTATATATAATTCAATTCATGATCTTTATCTTGTGTTTTTGTGTTTGTCAATACTGTTTCTTCATACGATGTCAATCCAGTATTCAAAAGTAATATCATAATATTCAATACAAATATGGATACGTTATTCTTAATACCTGCTTTTCCATACAATTTAACCATTAAATATAATGTTATTATTGTAACCAATACATAATTAGCCCACACAATACCTCTTAAATTATTTATATTTACATATAACTCCATTTTATTGGAATAATTATCTATTGTTACTTTATTAATAGTTAAAACTGCAATTAACAAACCAATAATTAATAATATTGCAAAGATTATTGAAGTTTTAAGAGAAACCATGTTTCTATTTTTGTATAATATAAATAAAAATTATATTTTTTATAAATTAATTTTATAAAAAATACATAACAAATATGAATAAATAATTTAATCTTCATTATGATCTGTACTTTTTGTTTTAACATATGTTTTTTTCGCAACATGTTCAATAAATGGAGTACCAAAATCTATTTTTAACAAAATATCATAAAATTTTTTATAAGGATCTTCTCCAACGCTTCCATTATCTTCATATTCTTGAACCAATATATTCAACAAATCTCTTTTTAAATGTTTTACATCTGCTCCCTTTTTCAACTGTACTCTTAATCTTTCTAATTCAGGATCACAAATCAATTCTCCACTTTTTTCATCTTTATATGAAAAATTCTTCCTATTGATATCTGTACATAATACTTTATCTTTACCATTTTCATCTTTTAATAAATTGTCAACTATATGATCATGAAATTCACTATCATCTAACATCATTGTTTCACAATTTACTATTTGTTTTACTTGTTTTGATATTTCACTTAATTTTAATGGTTCTGTTGATATATAATTCAAATAATTATTATGATTATAATTTTTAACAGTAGTTTTATTTGCTGTTTTCTCTACTATTTTTCTATATTCTTCTGCTTTATCTAATGCATCTTTTAATTGAATTTCTAGTGTTGTTATCTTATATTTATGTTGATTACATTCTTCTTTTATATTATTTACAATCATATCACATTCTTTGGTAATATTATTATTTTCTGTTTTGTATTTATTAATAATCACAGTTATATTTTTACATATATCTGTTTTTTTATGTTTACTGTAATTAGATTTTGATACATCTAAACAACAAAATTCACAACTTATCATTTGATTATTTATTTATTTATGCATATATATGACCTTTTAAATATATTTAGTAGTTTACAACGAATAATTGGATTATTCGACGAAGTACTCGTATAATTCTACTAAATAAAAAATATAATCTTACCTCAAATTGACCTGTTAAATAACATATTATTTAAAAGTAAATATTAAATATAGTTTCACTTTAATTTTTCTTTTTATTTTCATGATATAAATATTTGTACAATTTGTGTGAGAGTTGCAAAAAAAATACCAAATGGCTATTTTTCTAAATCCAAACAAAATATTTCTTTCTATAATAATTATTTTTTATTTTGGAAACTTATAAAATTATTCATAAAAATATAATTTATGAATAATTGTGTGAAACTTTTAAAAAATATCCAATGACAATTTTATAATTATTTATACAATATCATATTTCTTAATTATTTATATATACCACCATATTTTTCAATTATGATTAATATAACCTTTATTAACACTGAAATATCTAACAGGAAGAGTTAAATATAATATATCAAATGACATTCAGGTTAAATTTATGAAGTATAATTGAAGAGAAATATAAACGTTAAAACACATTAAAAAATATTGAGAAAATATTGAGAAAATATTTCAATAATTTGTGTGAGAGTTGCCAAAAAAATCTTCAATTGTCATTTTACAAAATCTTTACCAAAAGTAATTATTATTTATTTTGAAAACTTATAAAATTATTCATAAATTATCTTTTCATGAAAAATTTGTTTGAGAATACTATATTTCTAAATCATGATGAATTATGATCAATTATGATATATATAACCTTTACTAACACTAAAACATCCAACAGGAAGAGTAACTCTTCCTTTAGGAAGATTTTGATATATTATATCAAAGGACATTCAGGTTAAATTTATGAAGTATAATTGAAGAGAAATATAAATGTTAAAACACATTAAAAATTATTAAAAAATTATTGAGAAAATATTTCAATAATTTGTGTGAGAGTTGCCAAAAAAATCTCAAATGGCTATTTTTATAAATCCAAACAAAAATATTTCTTTGCCAAAATAATTATTTTTTTTATTTTGAAAACTTATAAAATTATTCATAAAAAGATAATTTATGAATAATAAAAATAATTCTATTATAATTTAGAAATTAATTTAAATTATGTAATAATTTATGTGAGATGTTTATTAATTGTTGTGTATAATATTGATGATTTATTTTATCTTCTTTTAAATGATTTCCACCTGATGTTAAATGCAAGAATTTATTATCGTATATTTCACAAATGTATTTATCATGGATATTTTTGTTTCTTTTATATCTTATATCTGTTTTTACAAATTCTTTTAAAGGTTGATTATGTTTTAGATTTTCTGGTAAATCTTTTTCATCCCATGTTTGTGAATGTAAATATCTTATAAATAATACATTATCTACAGGTACACTATCTTTTTCCACATTTCTTATCACTGATGGTTCGATAATATGATGTTTGTTATTTTCCAAAAACCAACAATGAAACCAATCGTTCATTCTTAGACCAACATTGTTTCCATCACGACAATCCCAATTTAAGAATGAAAGGTTCTTCATTTTATGCATATCAAAATACACAAATCCATTCCACATATAATTGTATGTTTTGTTATCAGTTTGTTTTAATACAACTGCACAGTCATGTTGATAATATTTTTCAGGGTTTAAATAGTCTATAAGAAACATATCACTGTCAATTATCAAGTATTTGTCAGGATTTGTTAATTGATACTTCAACATATAATTCATACTATCACTTGTACGAACCAATGAATTTAATTCAGTACGGTGATGTTCATTGGGTATATTGATACATTTGATATTCAATATATTACATGTGTTTTCTATTTCTTTTTTGATTGTTTCATCTTGAAAATTAGAATAATCTGGAAAATCCTTTGCATCGTTAAAGACAATATATTCAAAATCATCCAAGAAGAATTTCTTTAACAGATAATATTGAATTATAATATAGGATGGGTTATTGACAACTGAGGTTATAATTTTCATTTATATTATTTATATTATTTATCTATCAGTGAAGATATTGTTTATTTATTTTGATCTTCTTTTATATTTTTATATTGCGATGGAAAAAATGAAATAATTTAATGATAATTAAATATACATCATATTAAATATTACAATATATAAAAGAAATGCAAGTTGAACTGTATAACTTTCGCTGTTGGAAAAAACATACTATTGATTTTAATGACAAAGGCATCATACTTATAAATGGAACTAGTGGTTCTGGTAAAAGTTCAATATTAAATGCAATATACTTTGCTATTACTGGAATAGGATCCAAGATTGTTTCTTATGGTGAAAAAAAATGTAGTGTTAAATTAAGTTTAACCAACAATGATGGAATTAAAGAAATAACAAGAACAAAATCACCATGTAGATTAACAGTAAAAATGTCAAATGATGAGACATATGAAGATGAAGAAGCACAAAAAATAATAAATAATCACTATGGAAATTATTTTCAACAAACATCTTATATGACACAGAAATTAATACATTCATTTTTGAATTTGACACCAACTGAAAAGATGAATTTCCTACAAAAATTTGTATTTGATGATATTGAAACGCAAAATACAATGATAATGAAGAATAAATGTAAAGATAAAATTAGTGAATTGAAAAAATCACTTATTGAACACAAAAGTAAAATTTCCCTTTATGAAAATGAATTGTCATTACTTGATAATAAATTTAATATTTTAAAGAATAAATACAGTATTACTAATTATCAGATAATCGGTGATTATTTTAAAACCCTACCACTTGTTACATATGATCCTAATACATTGAAGGAATTGAGAGATAAACAATCTGTATTCAATGAAATATTTCAAAAATACAAAGAATATAAAATGAAACAAGATGAATACAACAATCAAAAACAACAAATAATGAGTGATATACAAGATAACATCAATTCTAAACAGAAAATAAAGGAAGAAATAGATAACACGGAATATAAAGGTGATAAATATATTGAATATTTGAATAAGGGTAAATTGTATTATTCAATGAATAAAAAATATGAAACACTTGTTAAAAATATGGATAATAACATTCATAATATATTCATTGTTATTAATAAACAGAATGAATTGTATAAAACACAGATAAAATCAGCAATCGATAATAAAAATAAAGCATATGAACAATTATCAACGGTTTACGCAGATATTGATTATATTAAAGAAAATATTGAGAAATGGAACAAAAGCACCCAAACAATCATTGAATATAGCAATTTAATTAAGGAAATGTCTAAGAAATATGACATTGAAGATTGTAATAATATAGATACGATAAATACTAATATTATAGTTTGTAATAATGAATTGGACGAATATAGAAAATTAATGATAGAAAAACAAGAACAATTAAATAAAATGAAGAATGATTGGAATATGATAAATAAAATACACAAATGTCCAAAGTGTCATGTTTATGTTAGAATTCAAACTTCTAATAAAGATCCCAATAAACATAAATTAGTAGAAGATAATAGCGACATCAAAGAATTAAATACAGATACATATAATAAAAATACTGAGACATTGCAAAATGAAATATCAACATTGAGTATCAAAATAAATGATAAACAAAAAGAAATATATACCAAAGAAACAAACAAAAACGAATTGATTGATTTTAATGCTAAATATGATAACTATAAAAAAAGAATAAAAAGAGCAGATCCATTATTAATTAAATATTATAATTTTAGTTTCACAAATAATTATATGAGTACAGATAATTACAATAATAAAATAAACAATATTAATAAATGGTTGAATGATTACAATAAATATGAGAATGAAATAATTCATTATGAAACATTGATTAAGAGTGTATTAGGACAACCTGAACACTGTATAACTGAGATACTTGATAATTTAAAATCAAAAAATACAAGTGATATTCACATAAATATAAAACAGTATATGAATATCAGTAACAATGATACAATAAATAAAATGTTGAAAGAAACACTTGATATTTTGGAACAAATAAATTATATTCGTTCACCCAATGACAAAATAAATATAGATAAATTAGATGAAATACCTTCATTAACAGAAGATGAGATAAACAATGAATATCTTGAACAAACAAATAAAAAATTAAAATGTGAACATAATTATACATTGATATTACAAATAGAAAGTAAATGTTGTTTATTGAATGAGAAATTGAATAATATTAATAACAAACTAACATCAGTAAATAATTATATAAACAATGAAACAGAGAATATTGAAGAAAGATGTAATGAAATAAATAAACAGATAAACGAATGTTATGAAAAAGAACAAAATTACAATAAATATATGATAATGAATGATATATATGAACAATGGAAACGATTAAAATATGAAACAAGAATACATCAATATACACAAGACAATGTGAGTAATGATATTGTTATACATGAAATGTTCTTGAATAAAATAAACGAGAGTGAAAGTATTACACTTACAAAATGCATTGATAGTGTAAATTATTATATCAATGATTATTTAGAAAAGTTTTTTCCTAATGAAACAATGATAGTTGATATAGTACCATTCAAAGAGAAACTTTGCAAAAATAAAACAGAAAATGAAATGAAACCAGGAATAGATATCAAAGTGTGTTATAAAGGAGAAGAAGTAGAATTATCAGCATTGAGTGGTGGTGAATACGATAGAGTTTCACTTGCAATAATGTTATCATTTAATCATTTGAGTACAAGCAATATGATATTATTGGACGAATCGGTTGCCAGTTTAGATGCAGAATTGACCAATGATATATTAGAGAAATTAAAAGAAAATTTAAATAACAAACGAGTGATTGTTGTTGCACATCAATTAAGTACAGGGTTATTCGATCAAATAATAAATACAAAATAATTATACGTTCAGTGTTTATAATATAAATTTAAAAACATATATTAAAATAATATAAAATGACTACAGTTACTAAATTATCAAATGTAAAAGATACAGAATTAAATGGTCCACAAGATATACAATCATCCAAAACACAACAAAAAAATCAAGAAAATCAAGAAAATAATGATTATGAAGTTTACAGTGATATATATAAAACCAAAATCAATGCACCTGCACATGATTTAAAAAATAAAATCAGATTTATCAAAACATTTGAACAAGTAGATCAATTAAACATTGATACAGAAAGTATTGTAAAAAAAGAAATTGAACATAAACCAGATACAATAGTGACATCGGTTATTAATAAATTTATTGAAAGATCAAAAATGGGAAAAGATAAATATGGAACAGATTTGGATAGAACCGATTTATCATTATACGATTGGATATTACACGCACAAGAAGAACATATGGATGCAATATTATATCTTGAAAAAATCAAGAAATTGATAAAATGATAAATAACAATATATATTCATCTTATTTTTATTTATTGATAAATAAAAATAAATAAAGTGAAATAAATCATCAACAACTATTTACATCATATTTTTCTACTGGTTTAATAGATACAAACAAATTGATTTGAACTAATGGATTTGGTTCAAATGGTGAAATAGTATCAGGTTTTGAATATTTCAAAGTCAATCCACTTGGTAATGTAATTCTAAAACGTAAATCTTGCATTGGATTGAATGCGATAATTTGATTTTGTGTTGTTGGTTTTAGTGTATAAAATGAAGTGGGAATATTATAAAGATATTTATCAATTGGAACTTTGAATATCGCTTGACCTGAATTTAAATTGTTTGAATACATAACATTTAGAGATTGTTGAAATCCATCATTGTAAATATGAACATAAACAAATGGATAATTATCAAGCAATCCACCTCTTAGTCCTTCAACAACCAAATTTGGTAACGTCAAATATATAAGAGATAATTCATAATACCGGACATTAGGAGGACCAAGTGTTCTGTAGAATAAATTTTTTGAATTGTCGTCTGTTTTTTGTGACAATTCAATAATATCTGCTCCAGCTCCAATAAACTTTGTTTGATTTATATTCGGTTGGATAGTTGCGGCCAAAGAACTACTGTCATATTCAACAATTTTATAATATGTATCTTTGAGAATTCCATTTAAAAATCTAAAATATAAATTGTTATATGTTCCGATATTGGGTAAAGCAGTTAATAAATTGATTTTATCAACACAATTTATATCATTAACGTTATTGATGGTAATATTGGTTGTTAATGTTGGTACAGTTTTTCTTATTGTATAATTAACACCAACAGTTGCTGTGACAAATGGTATATCAACGGTTGCAATTTTTGTAGTCCCATTGTATTGAATTATTTGGTGATATTCATTGTTTATTTCCAAATAAGATAAAATATAATAATTGAATATATTGGTTTCTCTGTTATCTAAAACAATATTGATAGCTGTACTTGTCATTTGTGTAGTAAGAGGTGGTGAAGTACTGCTTGCATTAGAATAAGGAGTACTAGAAAGAACAGGATCATTAAAAAAATAATCATCAGAATAATCCTTGAATCCACGATAAGGAATAACAAAATCACATGGATTGGGATATCTATTTCTGTCACGAAATTCACTGTTTATATCCATATATTTTAAACAATTCATATGATTGAGAGAATGACATTTCTTATTGGTAACATTATTGTAATTGTGAGTTAAACATTTATAATTAGCATTATTCATTCTGCAAGTATTTTGTTATATTAGTTATATTAGTTATATAAAATATATTTTAACATAATTCAATAGAAGATTTATAATTTTTCAAGTAAATAATATAATAATTCTTAATTATTTTCTGATCCAAGATAATTATATTTATTTCCAAATACATAAAATGCGTATTGAAAAATCACAATTAAAAATAATGATTTGTGAATTTACTTTTGGAACAACCACGAAATAAAACATACTCAATTCATATATAGTCAAAATTGCAACAACGATTAAAAAATAATATAGGTTAATAACAAATAAACATTTATTTAAAAAATAAAAAATATATAATTTATATATTTATATAAATTATATAACAAAATGAATGATCCATATAGTAATTATAGCGATGAACAGAAACTGTTTGCGATTGCTGAAAAAACAATACATAATAATGTGAAAAAATTATTATATAAACCATTAATGGTCCCAACACAAAGTGATAAATATAAAACAGTTTACAAATATATGGACATGAATAAAATAAAAGATTATCAATATCAGAAATATATAATCCCCTATGATATATCAAAAGATCTATATATGGAATTAAATAAAAGAGAATACAATCGATTATTGTATGAAGTTTATAATGCAATTCCCACAATCAATATTACATCAATGTTATTTCAAAAACATGAAGAATCAATGAACAGAATATTGATGAAATCAGATATTTATAAAATACAAATATATGACAATTTCAGAATATTTGTTGAAATGAAAGAAGATAATAGCTTTAATTTTGGAATAGTTCTTCCAAATATTTATTCACAATTGTTAATAAATAGATATTCTTTTCATTTAAAAGAAGTAAACCCAATGTTAAATGATGAAGAATTAAAAATAATTATAGATGTATTGAACAATTGTATAAAATATGAAACTGATATATCAAAAGATGATTATTTGAAAGAAAATATAAAGTATAGTGAAAAGAATTATACTGATGTTTATTTATATTTTAATGGAAATGATGATCTATTTATACAATTTGTTATTTTAAGTTTCATGTCATTTATATTTGAGAAAGTGAATAATAATTATATGATTAAACAGATGAGTTTTATAAATCAAACACCGGAAAATATAAAAAACCATAAACTACCTGATAGACATGCAAATGGTTTATTAATACAAAAAATAAATAAAAATAATAAATTTGATACAGTTATATTTTATCAATACGAACCACATGGACAATGGCAAGGAGCATTTACTTATTTAAATGGAATAGAATCAATATTTGAATATGTAAAAGATCAAATAATTGATTTTATGTTAAATAATAAATTCAAATACAATGGTATTAATATTTCACTTGATACTTCTGTATTATTGAAAAAATTTGAATTCAAAATAAAAATAACTGAATGTTCATATGGTCCACAGGCAAAAATAATGAAAGAAGATGTTGGATACTGTCAACAAATTTCATTGTTTTGGATGAACAATGTTCTTGATACAATTGAAAATATAAATTTATATGATAATATTTACAGAAAAGCTAAAATGATTGATCCAACAATAGAACAAAGGAAATTATTATCAGAATATCCATTTGACTATTGGATAAACAATATTGATAAAATTACAGTAGATTTATTAGATAATTTTAATGTAAAATATTCAGATGACTTAATAGATATTGATACAGTATTTAATACAATGAAATATTATATTTCACAAGATTATAACGATAACATTCAGTATTTTAAACAATTGTTTATGGTTAATAAGAGACGGTTTATAGAAATATTTGACGAAACATATGAGTTTGATGAAGATGAATTTGAGGAAATATTAGGTATGCCTAGTTTTTTATATTATTCCAATTCGTATCCAACAGCCACTTATTATTTTTTGATTATTAAATCCGTTATGTTTAAATTATACGCAGATACACATCAAGAAATAACAATAGAAACATTTTTTGATTTATATGAAAAAACAATGAAGTCGTTATCTTTTGATACACAAATTATTAAAAAAATACTTTCCAATAAAAATAAACTGAGAATTGTTGGTTATACTAATATATTCACTGAATTATGTTATAAATACTTTAATGAATTGTACAGTTCAAAATATCTAAACAACAAAGATCGAAATCTTGTAAATACTGCCATTACAAGTGATGCTATATATTTCAGATTTTTAAAGACACGTGTATCGAGTAGTAAAATAAAAGAAAAGAAAAATCAAAAACGAAAATATGATCCAAATGAAAAACAAGAAGCAGAACAATATATCCAAATGCACGAAGATGAAATGAAAGAATATGAAATAGCTGAAAAGAACAAAACTGATCTTTCACAAACAAAATTGGGAAAAAGACATAGAGTTGAAGATTATCATGCTAATGTTCTTGGAAAAGGTGATATTAGAAAAGGATATGAGATTTTAAATAAAATACAACAAGAGATAGAAGATGAATTAAATAATCAAGTAAATCCATTTTATCCACCTGTAACTAAATGTAAAAATGATAAAGTATGTAAAAATATAAATCCATTGTATCAATGTAATACAGAGGAAAATATATGCGTGAATACAAAAATACAAATAGGAGATGATTGTGTAACCAATGAAGATTGTCATTCAGGTAATTGTGAGAATTATGAACATGAAAATAAGAAATTGAGTATCTGTAGATCAAAACCATCAATAAAAAGAGTTAAATAATATATGATTGTAAGATTAAGAACATATATGAGTTGCTAACATTTTTATAATTGTCATTTTCTTTAATGTAATTTTTAATAAATACATATTATTGTACATTTTCTTTCTTTGTATTATTTTCTTTCTCATCTTTTCCTCTTTTGAACAATAAACCAGATCCAGCTGATATAGCAGTGAGATAAGGTGCGGCATTTCTTCCCAATTCCATTTCAAATATGTAAAATATTTCATAATCTCTTAAACCTTGTTTTTTATATTTTTCTATCAATTCTTGAAAAGAGTTCCATTTATTTACATAACCAATAGAATAAAATGTTATTAGTGTCACGAATATTATAAATATAATAATGATTGTATAATTCTTTATTTTTGTTTCATCCATTTCTGGTTTTTTATCAATTATCAACATTCGCAATACCATCACGATAATGAAAATAGATATTAATATAGACCAATATATACCTTCATATATACCACATTTTAAAGATTTCATTTTACTTTCGATCATATATAATTGAGAATAACATCCTGGATGCAAATATTCTGCAAAAACCATTTATAATTTTTATAAATTATAAATACAATAAAAAAATATTCATTCGAATTATTATCTATTTAATAATATTTTCAATAATGTAATAATTTATGAAAATGCAAACAAATGATTTGAATAGTGATATATACAATGATTTTAATGATTATAAAGATAATTGCCATATCATTGAAACTATATCTACTAATTTAAAAATAATCAATCAGATTCTTGAAAAAACAAAACAAAAAGAACGCACTAAAAAGGCAAATTATTTCTATAGTTATGTGAAAAAATTCAGTGAACAAGGTGTACAGGGTATTGTTGGTGTTATTTCACTGAAAAAAATCTTGAAAAAAGAATTCAGTGGATTAAATCAACAGAATATCAATAAATGTGCAAGTGGTGGCACTACTGTATTATCTCAATATTATATGGATATACAGAATAATATACCATCTTCATATTTAATCACATATGAGAATAAGAGTATCGACAATGATACTATATTAAGAGAAACTGGTTATCCTCTTGTATTCAAATTATCTGTGGATATGAATAATATGATACATCATGAGAAGAATATTGCTAATCAATTATATACACTACATTCTTATTGTCCTCATTTTATCAATATTCTTGGAGAGTTTACTATACCAATCAATAGTTGTTATATTGCTTTAAATATTGATGAAACTGATTTGTATTCAGATACAGATGATAGTGATTATAGTGATAGTGATAGTGATAGTTATACATCAGAAAGTAATTGTTCAGATAATACAGAGAGTGATTGTTCAGATGGTGAATGTTATACTGATAGCGAATACGAAAGTGAAAATGAAAATGAAGAAGAAAATACAGAATATGAAATAGAATTTGAAAAAGAATTAGAAAGATCCAAAAATTTGTTTCATGAAGCAAAAGATGCATTTCCACGAACTGTTATTTTGTATGAAAAAATAAATAATTTTCCATTGCATCGTTATTTGAAAAAAATAAAATATGATAATAACCTCATGTCATCTCAAATACTACAATTGTTATTGGCATTACAAATTGCACAGAACCAATTCAATTTTACACATTATGATTTGCATACTACCAATGTTTTGCAACAACACTGTGAATACAATTCAGTATTTATGTACAATATTCATGGTATAAAATATATCGTACCCACTTATGGTTATTATCCAAAAATTATTGATGTTGGAAGTAGTTATAGCGATGAAGTGAAAAATCATACCATGTTAACACATGCAAATAGCTACGATTATGGATTTCAATCACAATTTTTTGATCCTTTGAATGATATTCACCATTCATTACTGAGTTTGTTCTATTATATTGAAGATAAAAAATTATGTTTTGATAGTCTTTGCAACAAATTCAAACATATATTTTATCGATTACCAGTCTTGAGAAAAAGTGGATGGAAAAAATTACCACATGATTTAACAGATACTGTATTCTGGAAAATAAAAAAAGATTGTCTTCCTGAATATGAAAATTATGATATATTTAGAGAATACAAGGGTAATTTTCTTGAAGTGTTAAATTCTCTCGTATTCATTCCATTTGAAAAAGGATTAGATAAAGATATTATTAATATTGACGTTCACAAAATGTCCAATAAAGAATTATATGATTATATCGAAACACATCCAAAAATAAATTTTAAACGATGTTTTAATCTTGTTATGACAGAAATGGAAAAAATGTTCTATAATGAAGAAATTTGTGGAGAAGATATCATATTTATTTTTAAAGAATTGTTATTTCTGATATTGAAATACAAAAAAGATATAATAATCGACAACAATAAATTGACAGATAAATATGCAGAATTAAAAACAGCTAAAGATAATTATGATGAAATAGCTAAACTCAAGAATTTGAAAACAAACAAGAACAATCAAAAACAGTTTAATCAAAGTATAACTGTATTAAATAAAGTGAAAAAAGAAGTGGAAGTATTAGAGAAAGTATACAATAAAATAAAACAAGAATTAAAAGAGAAAACACAAACATACGTTGAATCTTATGTTGAATATGATAATGTTGATTATTTTAAATTAGTAAATGGACTTATCGATACTGGTTTGAATGTCCAATCCATTTATTATTTATTGACAAAAGACCATCAAGATATTATCAAAAAATCATACGAAAATACTGTTCCAAAACAACCAATTGATATGTTTGAATATATCAGTAGAAATTTCACTCCTTCTTTTCATATTGAACGTGACACTGTCGTGTATTATTGGGATAGTGACAATAAATACCATAAGAAATTTTGCAATTTCTATGATGAGAATAATTATAAACATCAAGAAATAAACAATTTACCTTTTAATCTAAAAGCAGAAAGATTATTCAAAATATGTAATTAAATTAATTCATTTAAAATTATTGTAAAATAAATACCGTTGATATTTATTTTATAAGAAACGTCCCCAGTTGGACTTGAACCAACAACCTATCGGTTAACAGCCGAGCGCGCTACCTATTGCGCCATGGAGACTTCTCATATAATGTTTATTTCTTTAAATTTTTATTTTATGTTTTTTTTATTGATTATTTTATATTTATATTTTTATTTTTATTTTTTTTGTTTTTTAATTTTTATTTTTATTTTTATTTTTTAATTTTTTATAAAGATTCAATATTAAATTCAATATTCATTGTTTTCATAAAGTGTGTTAATATTTGAAACTGTAAATCATCTGTTTTTATTTTTAAAGTTATTTCA